TGGCGTTGCATTAGCTGGAAGAATGTCTCCAGGTATGTCTGGGACTTTGTCATATAAAAACAAAGAAGGCAAAACAGTTACCCGCAGCCATTATCAACCTTCTCTCCCGCAAAACATTGCGATGGGTGCATCGCCTGTCTTGTCAACCATGCTGCTTGCAGGCATGCAACCTCCGTATCAACCGCAAAACCAAGAGCAAGTTGCCACACAACAAGATACGCAAAGGCAAGCAGTCAACAACCTGCAGCAAGAATTAATTGCTTTTGGAACCAACTTCCAAATCCAAGGCTTGCCGCAACGCGCTTTGACGGGTGAAGCATCTTATGTTGCACCAAACGCTCTTGATCCTTATGGCTTGTCTAGGGGTGCAATCTAATGTTTGCAAAGAATTTAATTTCAGATATCCCTGAAAAGCTTCAACAGGCTGGTAAAAGTTTTGTATCCGGTGTCAGAAAAGCAGACGCCGCCCAGCGTGATTTAATTAATAAAACGGGTTACGGCCAAAGTATTTTTGATCCTCGTTATCGAACGGAACTAAAAGGACAAGGCGTAAGTTTTAAAAAAGATCCGGTTGAATTCCTAGGTGCTTATGCGTCTAGGGGATTGGTGGACGTTGCTAATGACGGCAGCCGCACCTACTTCTGGCGCTGGAACCATCCTCTTGCAATCTCGACTGGACTGAGTGATTTATATCTTGGTAAATATACGCGCTCGGCAACAGGCAAAGCAGCTATCACCGCTGGTATTGGTATTCCAGCTATTGCAGCCGCTGGCACTTACGACATTACAAATCCGGAAGAACAGTTTCGTCCTAAAGGGTACGCACAAAGATATAGTGAGCTGGGCACGGACGACCGGCGTACTACTACTCAACCAGGCGCTGAGTTATTTGAACGCTTTTTCTTAGGGCGTACTGGGGATCCCCTTAAGTACGAGACTGCAAAACAAGATATTCCCGACTTAACACCTGAGCGCTGGGGCAACTATCAAAGATTCCTGTACCAGGACAAAGGACTGCTTGGGCTTGGTGTCTTAAAAGGAACGATGGAGAATCTGGAGGGTAATCCAGAGGTTCGTCTTCTTGGGTTCCCTGCCAACATCCCAATGGCTGGTGGTTTTGTTGGCGGCACACTCGCAGCAAAAGCAGCGTTATCCCAAAAGACTCCAGTTAATACACCTAACCGTCCAGCACGCCGCCTTGCTGGTGGCTTTGCTGCTGCAGTTGGTGGTTCCATTGGCGGTGTGTTACTTGGCAATGCAGTTAATGAGGTTATTGCAATGGGCAATCGTCCCGCTTACCCATCTACCAATACTTACGATCAGAATATAAGCTGATAAAATTAAGGTAATAAATAAGTTATAAAGCTTACATGGCTAACGAGACCCCGCTGCTTCCGGGAACCGCGGACCCCAGCTTATTTCAAAACCTAATGAATCTTCTTGGTGGGAACCGAGAGCTTCTTGGCAAAGCGGCACGTTACGGTCCCGGTGCCGCTGTTGCCGCAAGTGATCTTGCCCAAGGTGATGTCATGGGTGCAATTGGTGCTGCAGGCGGTGCATATGCTGCAGGTCAAGCAATGAAAGGTTTTGCTGGCGCAATTCCTGCCGCAGGTCTTCCCGGCATGCTTGCCAAAGGTGCTTTATATGCAGGCGGCAGTCTCCTCGGTTCTAGCATCGGTTCACAACTTGGCTCCGGCGTTGGTGCCCTTGGTAACCAGTTAATTGGTGGCACTCAAGCCGCTGTGGGTGATGCTGCTAGTGCAATTGCAGGTACTCAACGTGAAGCAGGCACCGCTGCTGGTACAGGCAAAGAAGCTGGCCTTGGTGGCATGAGTCAGCAAGAGATTAATAACATCCGCATGCTCAAAGAGATGGGCGTGAACATGCCCGCAGAAGCAGCAGAACGCAGCTTCCAAATCACGAATAAAATGAAGGATCGTGATGTGGGCCGTCAGATGCAAATGAACCAGCAGCTGGCAGGGTTAACTGCACAGCTCCAGCGTAACCTTGGTGGCATGCAACTCGCAGGTCAGGCAATGTCTGGCGCCACTGGTCTTACTTCGCAGATGCTGACTTCTAATCCTTATCAAGCTTCCGTGCTGCAGACCGGCGGCATTCGCGGCCCCATGGGCTGATAGGAGTTTAATCATGGCCTTTTCATACTCGGACCCGTCCTTTAAACCTGCTGGTGTATGGAAAGACACCATGGATCAAGCAGAAGCTATTTCTAAAAGCAGTCTTCCGGACGCCGCAAAACAAGAAGCCTTTAAAGCTTTGTACAGCCCAGACGCTCAATTAATGGGTTTTCTGGGGCCTACCTTGCAACAAGCAGCGTACAACCAAACTCCTGAAGGCAGGAAGCAACTTCTTCAGCAGCAACTGGAGTTTGATAAAGCTCGTGGTGAGCAGCAAATGAAATATCGTATGACCAACGATATTATCTCCAATATGGGTAAAGCCGCCTACGCCGCTTTTGGCGGTGGGGGTGTGCCCTATGAATATTTAGGTCAAAGCATGGCCAATATGGGTAACGCTTATTTAGCTGGACGTATGTCTGGCACTCCTGCAGCCCCTGTTGTTGGACAGCGTTATTTTTAAGTAAGGTAGAATAACAATATGGATTGGTCAAACGCAAACTTTGGGTACGACTCAACGGGTGCATTTAATTCGACCGCTAATAATTTAACTAAAAATCCTCTAAAAGGAGGTGGAGGAGGCATGGCATTTCCATTCATGGCTGCAGCAACACTTGGCAGCAGCGTCTTGGGCGGTATCTTTGGGGGCCAGCAAGAAGCCAAGAACCGTGAACTGGCGGCCAAGCTTGGAACAATGCAAGCAGAAGCCGCCATGCAGGGCGCTTTCCGCAATGCACAGATGGGCCAGTGGAATACCACATCCGCTCCTGAATATCAATACGAACTTCAAAAGCGTGCTCGTAATTACGAGAATTTATTTTTTGAACCGCAAGAGCAGTTCTTAGCTTCTGAAGGAAGAAAGCGCCAGGTACGTGACATGCTTTCCCCTGAAGCACGAGAAGCAAGTGCACGTGATCGAGCCAATCAAATGGCTATTACTGCATCTGAGCGACGTGCCGTAACAGACGCAATGTTTGGTGCGCCAGTATTTGCTTCTTCTCGTTATACAAATCCAGCCTGGATGCAGACTGCTTAAAATACAATAAAAGGAATTAGGAAAAATGGGTGGCGGTGGCAGAACAAACGTAGAGGCTCCCAAAGAGAGTCCAGAACAACGCGCTTATTATGCGCAGCTCGCAAGAGATGTTGAAACTGCACGCCAGAAAAAAAAACGACAGGAACAAGAAGAAGCTACTCGTTTATCTAACTTACGCACTGCAGGTAAAACAAACCTTGGTACATACTCAGATATTTTCCAAAAACAACTCAGGTCTGGTGCGTTAACTTCTAGTGCTGCAACAGATCAGCTTAAAGATTTCCAGCAACGGTATGGGCTAGAGGCTGGTGACATTGAACCTCAACTGCAGGCTATTAAACAATACGAACTTGAGCAACTTCCCGCTCAAAGGGAAACGCTTGTTCAGCGCACATTCCAGGACATCCTGGGGCGCAAAGCATCTGATCAAGAATTAAAAACACGCCTTGGCGAAATTTCCACATCAGGTGGCAAGCTTGATATTGATGCAATTGCTACATCACTCAAGGGTAGCGACGAATACAAAGAAAGAGTTGGCAGTAGTTATTTAGAAAATTATTATCGCAGTTACTTTGGTCCCAGTGAAAAAGTAACCGTCAAAGGAACTGAGGGCGCCCCTGACTGGCAAAAAAGTACAGGACGTTACACAATTTCCACTGGCTCACAGTTTGCTCCAACTCTTGACGAAGAGACTCAAAAAACAGTTGGGCTTAAGTTTGGAGCAATGCCCGATACCTTTACGGGTAGCGTTGGCGAAATTGAGCAGATGCAGCAGAAGATGCGTCAGCGAGATGAATTTGCTTACAACTCTGGCCTTACCAAGCTACAAGGCCAGATTGACGCAGACATTCAAAAAATTAAAAACAAAGGTTCCAAAGACGTGGCAGAGATTTCTTCCAAGACCGGGATTTACGGAAATCTTGTTTCCGGTTTCTGGTGATACTTGGCCTTGTTATAATTTATTTAGTTACCCAAACGGAGTAGTTAACTATGCCAATGTCTAGCGCTCAGTACAATTCGATGCTTGCCCAAATCAATGCCGCTGGTGGTGTTGATGAAGCAACTAAGGCCGAGCAGCGTAAGCGTCTTTTTGAATCCGCTTTCACCCCTTCTAGCTTTGACATGGGCGAATTTGAGGGTCTTCTCGGCAAGCTTGAGTCCTCTAAAATGAAGCAACAGCGTCAAAAGTCTGTTGAAGGCCGTCGTGACATTATGACGGGTGGTCTTGCTGGCATGATGAGCAACTTCTGATTTAACTTCAATGACCGACGAAGAACGGCTGCAGTCTTACCGCGATGCTGCGGGTGCAGCATATGACTACCAACGCAATCGCGGTGAGTATCAGAGTCGTGTCTCTGACATTGATTCCGATTCTTCTTTGGACGCAGATACTAAATCGCGTCTGAAAAAAGAAGCAGCAGACCGTTTCTATGGTACCGGTCAAGATGAAGCACGTGCTACTTTAGAACTTGGTGCTGAATTTGGCGAGAAAGCCGCTAAGTACAAAGGAGCTGAAGAACGTGCAACAATCGGAAAAGGGGCAGAAGAAACACGCGCTGGAGCAGAGCAGGCTCAAGAGTTCAAGCAACGGGACGAAGAGCGCGATTACCAGCAATCGCAACGCGGTTATAGATTCTGAGTTATTTGAAGCCTGGGTCGATAACCTTGACTCGTCGACCCAGGAGTCATTCATCTCTTTTGCACGTAACAATTACTCTGTAATTGAGTGTTATTTATACGCCCGTTTCCTTGGGTACACAGGATCTATTTCATCCTGTGATGCTTGGGTTGCGTGCAACTACCCAAAGCCTGATCACCGCAAAATTCTTCTTACTGAAATTGACGAGATGTTGGAAGACATTCGCAAACTCAGAGAAGACATTGAAACATTTCAAATCAAACGTGATGCAGGTGTTGCGCGTATTGCAACAATGCAAAAAGAATTACGTGGAACAATCGCACAGATTGATACGTTTACTTCTACACGTGACAGAAAGGGTTTGTTAATGGCCGGTGCAGACCGCGCCATTCGTGAACTCATGTGCATCTTCAAAGATGATCCCATTGAAGCTCCTTTGCTTGAAGCATCGATGAGTGTGTGGGCAAAGATGCAATTAGACGAATAGTTGCATTAAACTGAAAAAAAAGTAATACGAACATGGGCGCTGGTAGACGTTCTATCCCAATCGCTGGTACAACGCCTCCGTACAGGGGCGGACAGTCGCGTCGACCAGAAGATGCCTTCCCGAGCCGGAACGCGTCACAGGGGCCTGGGCAGCCGTCTCGCGACGTACGTGCACCTCTGGAGCGCAAAGGAATTGATATGGGACCAGGTCGTTCTACCCGTTCGTTTTAATTAACATGAGCAAAGGTAAAATTCCTCCCCAGTTCCTGGCGCACCTAAAGAAAAAAGAAGCCAAGAACGAAGACGGCACTGAGATGACCGATAAAGAAAAACGTAAAGCTGCCCTTGATAAGGCTCGTAAATATCAAGAGCAAAAACGTAAAACCAAAAAGTAGGTTAGTATTTACTTACTAACCAGTTAATGCTGTGCCTTCTCATCTTCACTTAGCTTATCGACGTAACGCTCAAGCTGCAGTTAAGAATCACAAGGTACGCAAACATAAGAACGAAGAGCTGTTACAAAGAGCCCGTGAAGATTTTGGATTCTTTTGTGACTACGTAGCAGATAAAGCTCCGGCTCCTCACCATAAACAGTGGCATCGTCACTTTGTAACTGGCCAGGATAGTAGCTGCTTGGTTGGAATTGCTGGACCCAATATTGATTTACTTGCCCCCAGGGGTAGTGCCAAAAGTACAGTCCTGGGCTTGTTTACGGCATGGGCAATTGGTGTTCACACAACAGCCAAGAAACCCCTGCAGATTCTTTACCTCTCCTACACGGTTGATATTGCACGTTCCAAGTCTGCAACCATCAAACGGATTATTGACAGCAAGCGATATCAAGAAGTTTTTCCGACAGTCAAACTGCTCAAGAACGTAACTAGTAATGAGTACTGGTCTATTGACCACAAGTTTGCCGGCATTGATGTTACCGGTGATGAACAATTTACTTTGTGCGCAGCAGGTCTAAAAGGTTCTGTGACCTCCAAGCGTAGTCACCTGATCTGTATTGATGACCCAACTAAAAGTGCGGCAGACATCTCCAACCCAGACATCAGGAAGATGATGGAGGATAACTGGAACGCAGTTATTGCTCCCACGATGTTTGAGGGTGGGCGAGCAATTTGCCTTGGAACCCGATTCCGCCATGATGACATTCACGCCACCACATTCAACGAACAAAATAACTGGACACAAATTGTTCTTTCCGCAATTCAAGCAAATTCCAAAACAGGTGAAGAAGAATCTTATTGGCCTGAGATGTGGTCACTGGATTACTTAAAGGAAAAGAAACGGCAAGCGCCTATTGCCTTTTCGTTCCAGTACATGAACAGGATTGTTCGCCAAAGCGAGCTGTCGCTGTCTCCTGAACTTTTGATCAAAGCTGAGATTGCAACTGAGTTTGACGCCCTTGGCGTAGGGGTTGATCTATCTGCTGGAACTAAAGAGAAAAATGATTACACCGTATTTGTGCTTGGTGGCCGCATTGGTGATTGTATTCACATTATTGATTATCGGCGCATGCGCGTCATGGGCAACCTGGAAAAACTGGATGAATTAAAAGAACTTCTCAATGACTGGTGCATTGTTGGCCGCGATGAGCAGGGCAATTACTTCCCAACGTATTCAACATGTGATGTATGGTCTGAAGCCGTGCAGTACCAGGCATCTTTGGAGGCTGACTTCAAGCGTGTTTGCTTAAATGGCGATGGCCTTTTTAATTTAATTTGGCACCCTGTCAAAGGATTCCGTGCAGACAAACTGGCACGTTTCAGAGGCATCATGGGTCTGTTTGAAGACCGTAAAATCATCTTCAACAAATATCGTAATTTCGACACAATGTTCGAAGAGCTTACTAACTTTGGTGTAAGTGGACACGATGACTGTGTCGATTCGCTCGTCTGGTTGGTTAACGGTCTAGCCAAAAAGAGCAACCTTCAATTTGATTACTAAACTTATAATTAAAAGAAAAGCAGCAGTCTTGTGGGTCCGGAGTACGTAGCAATTGCATTCACGGCAGTTGTCTCTGCTGTAACAGGCGGCTCCTGGGCTGCAAATAAAATTTTATTCAGGGTTCACCAACGCTTGGTTCAGTTGTCAGACGACGTACTAACTCAAGAAAATAAGTTGAATAGATTGCAGGAGCAGATTGGGCGAATGCCGATGGACTACGTATTAAAAGTAGATTTCCTGCGTGAGATCCAGGAAATGCATGATAACTTTCGACAAATTAACACTAAGCTTGATAAGCTAATGGAAAAGCTTTTGTCGAAATGAGCTACATTATTGAAGTTCAAGAGGATGAATTTGGCGATCAATTTATCGCCCTCCCAGAAGAAGTGGTGGAAGAGCTTGGTTGGCAGGAAGGAGATATCCTTGAGTGGAACTTAAAAGGTGATGGAATTGTATTGAGTAGACTGAATGAAATAGCTGGTTACGAAGTACTGGAGGATTAAATGATTCGTTACTACAACGCAAATTATGGCAGT